TTTCATTATTCATTGTTACCTCCATAACTTTTTATTTTGTATATACCAAACAATATTTTTTAACTTAGCTATCTCTTTTTTTGTTAGTTTTATATTTAAACTACCTATAGAATCTGGTAAATCATTATTCCACACAAGTAAATTAAGTGCTGAATTTCGCACTTTTTTATAAATTTGCTTTTTATTTTTAATATCCATTAATTTTTATCCTCAAAAAAAGTTAAACAATTTTCTAATGTAATATCATCTAATCTTTTGATGACATTATCTTTATATTTATCTCCAGAGCTTGCCAAGTGATTAATTAATCTAATAATTACTACTTGATGCTCTGGTAATAACTCTGAAATTCTGCAAGGAATTTTTATAGTGTGTTCATTCATGATTTTTTATATAAGAATGTAATAAGTATGATATCATAATATTAGTTTATGTACATATATTCATGTCGAGAGTTAAACAATTCATTCAAGATAATTCAGACTTACCCATTCAAGACATTCAAGAATTACTCCATTCAACCCATTCAAGCCAAAAACAAAAAACCCAGGATTTTGATTTTTTATTTCAATTTTTGCTTTTTTACTTTTTAAAAATTAAATAAATTATTTTAAATTTTTGAAATATCCTTTTTTTTGAGTCCCGTGTATTAATAATGCAAATGGATCAGGTTTAAAACAACTTGAATCATCCTTATCTATTTTGTACGGCTTGCCTATATGTTCAATACCTTTTTTAATTGCTTCTTCTTCTGAATTAACAACTATTGCCCATCTTTTAAAATATCCTTTATGTATTAAATCATCCCTTAGTCCCCCCATACTTGCCGTTAAATAAAAGTTATCAGGTATTGAAACATTAGTCCCGAATAAATGTAAACTTTTTGAATAACAATAAAACTTAAGTTGTGGATTAAGTCTAGCTACTGCAAACCAACTTCTTAAATATTCCCCATCAAAAAAGTCTCCTGAGCTATGAATTCTAACCTTATTTATGTTTTTAGTTATATGCTTTTGTATTGAAGCATTAATTAATTCATATGTTTTATAAAATCCGTTTTTACTGTTCAAAGTTTTTTTAATTAAATCTAAATTATATTTTCTTGCTTTATATACATTCGGATATTGATTTTCCTGACTTGCTGCATAACATCGAAAAATAGTATTTTCGCCATCTTTTAAAGTAGTCTTGCCGTTAGCATTCATTACTACATAGCTTTTGCATTCATTAGCATTAGGGCATGTAATACCGGCGTTAATGTCAAAAATCAAAGTTTTTTTTAATTTTTTATTTTGTTTTGACATTTTTAAAAGTTCATTCATAATGATTTTAAAAATTGGAAGGTTAAAAGTATTTAAAAAAAATACTTTTATTTAAGGATGTTTAAAACATCCCTAAATGAAAGTATTATTTTAAAATTGTTTTATATTTCTTACTTCGTATAATTCTTTGAATATCATATCCTCGGTCTCAATATCTGCGAATCCATCCTTTATTACTGATTTTAAATAATCAGTACTTGCCTTTTGTATTTTATCTAATGTTAATTTCATTTTTTTAAATCCCCTATTTTTATATTTGTTATTTTTCTTTGCTGATCATATCGAACATTAAAAGAGCTTATATTAAGCTCTTTAAATTGTTGTTTGTTGATAGCTCTTAAACTAATAGATTCTAAAAAGTCTTTATTATTGTTTAAATCATCAATAATAAGTTTTTTGCTTTTGTAGTCTCTACCATATGCTGGAAGTAAAGTTAAGTACATTTAGGTAACTCCTGATTAGATAAAATGTAAGATTTGAATTCAATTAAAGAATGTAACTCTTTAGTTGAAGTTGAGATAGCTTTTTTATTTTCTTCTAATTCGCGATAACTTCGGCACTCTGTTAGGTAGTTTTGACAGTATCCGATGTTTTCACGTAAATAGAAAACCCTATCATCAATAAGGTTTTCTATAATTTTTATTTGATCGTTGTTGAAATTCATTTTAATAGTCCTCTGGGAACATTAAGCAAGTATTGTTATAATCAGCTTTTGTATATTCTTTTAAATCCATTTTATCTTCTGTTAATCCATAACCTACAGTTTTAATCCATATCTTTTTACCAGTAGATAATATATAAGCCGCTAATATATCGCCGCCGTTTTCATTTTTTACAGCTTCGTTATTCATTTGGATAGAATCACTCTCGACAATCCCCCATTCTTGATAAAAATATTTTTCATAGAGATTTTTATAAACCTCTAAAACAACTTTTGGTTCCTCATTCATATATTGTGCTAATGCACTTGATAAATGAATAAAGCCAAAATTTGACTCTTTTAATTTTTTTGTTGGTGTTGTGGTCATAGTAAATTAATAATAGATTTACATTAATATGATATCAATTAATTGTTTATATTTAAAGTATTATTAAAGACATTCAATAAAAAAGACATTCAATTTTTGCATTCAGTTTATAAGATTAATTTTTTTTAATTTTTTTTTTAAATGAAAAAATTTTTAGCAAAAAAAAAGCCTGGGCGATTTGCCCAAGCATATTTTTTAAAATCCGCATTGCATCAATACTAACTTGTCTTTTATTCTCTCTGGAATTTCAGAGGGAAATATATCTTGCAAGTATGGTGCAAAGTGCCTTTGCCAAAATTTCTTACTTTTTCTTTTATCAGAAAAATGTAAATTGAAAAATTGCGTAGGAGTCCCACCTCTGAGCATAATTCTCTCAGAGTATAAAACATACATAAGTTGCAGCATTTGAAATCTAGGGATTTCTATATATTCCCTAGTATCTAAATGAGCAATTGAAACAATTTCATTTTTTGGTTCGATTATCAAAGTCACTTTTTTTGCTCCTTTTGTTGTTGGTTAATAATTTTTTTTAAACGAATAATTTCGTTTTTTAGATCAGCAACTTCTGTTGCTTTATCCATCAATAATTGATGGTAATAATAATCGGGATTGTAATAGCCCATAATTAGACCTCTAAATATAATTGTTGAATAGCATTATTTGATAAAGAAACATTATCTAATGTGATATTTTCTTTATTAGCATATTCATGTTTTGCTTTATACATATCTATAAAGATAAGTTTTAATCTTTCTATTGATTGTTTTTTAGAAAATTTAATATAAAAATGTTCTATACAACCAATAACTTGAGGTTGATATGTTTCGTAATTTTCAACCCACTCAAAACCTGATAATTGATAATAAATCATCTTAAATGTCCTTAAGTAGTTGATGTACTTGTTCGGTTCTCTGTTCTAATCTTGTAGCTAAGGTATTAGAAATAACGATAGCTTGCCAAGTTAAAATTAAGAATGAAAAAATTAATAGATAAGTTCTCATAATTTGGAAGGAATAAAAGGAGTAACCTAAGTTACTCCAGATGTAATTTTATTTAATCATCCAATACCAACTTAACGTAAGTTGGAATTGAATGAAAAAAGTCAAAGTTGTTTGATTCGTCAAAAGGATTAACCTTAAGCCAAAGCCTACCAGACTTTGAATAACATTTTTCATATCTAATTTTTTTAGATATTAAAATTTTTTCATAGTCTGGACTTATGCAAGTGTTACCGATCATATTAAATACAATCTAATAACTCATAAGGAATCCTTGTATATTCTCTAGTTATCTTATGTTTGAATAACAGAGACCAAGGATTCTTTGGATGTTTACCGTTGGTAGCTTCCATAAACATATAGTTCTTTTTGAATTCCTCTTGGTCATCAAAAAGTAATTGATTTAATGCAATTTCCCAAGCTAAGTCTGGTTTATGCATTAGCTCATGGTTCATGTAGCTGTTAAGCTTTTGTAAATCCATAGGAAGGAAGGAAGGATAAATTTTCTAGATTCTTTATTGCTTTTTCCTTTTGTGATCTCCAAGTGATACGTAGTTAACGAATTAAGCTAGATACAGTTGAAGTGAAAAGAGCAAAAGGTAAAAAATCATATTTTGTACATAGGGAAAAAATTTTTTACACCATGTACCAATTATGATAATATACCATACTGATATAATTACATCAAAGTAATATAAAAGTCAAGTTTATTAACAAATATTTCTAAGTCCTCTCAGAATCGCTTCAGACAGGCCAAATTTTCTAAGGTACTAACATAAGCAAGTTATATTAGAGTGATATCAGAGAGGCTCCTAGGCACCTTAGAGCATATATGGGGTGTAGTTGTAAAAAATTTTTTTTATTTGGCAGGCCGAGGAACTTAAATATATATCCGAAATCTTCGTTACTTTGACTCAACTTTAATTGAAAGTTCTGGAGCTTGGATATTTACTGTTTCTACGGATTCGCCTATTACTTTGCCGAGAGAGTCAAGTATTTGTGCTGCTGTTTGTAATTGACCTTTTTTAACTGCTTTATTGAATAGACGTACTCTCATTGCTTGTAAGCGAGGAAGCATATTTTCTCTATCTTTATCCCAATCTTCTGTATTCCAATGTTTTACTTTATCCCAATCTTGCCAAGCTGTTGTTTCTGAGATTCCTTCAATTTTTGAGTGTTCTATTACAAGTTGACGAGTAGTTTGGCCGTCTAATTGACGAGAGTAAAGTCTTTGAGCACGTTCTTGAACCTTTTCTGCTGTAGAGCGAGCAACAAATCTAGGTCTACCACGTTTTCTAGTTTGAGCTATTGGAGGAGTAATATCGTTGGGAAAGGTAGAAGAAGCCACGGACTTAATCTGAGAGGGGTTAATAATCGAATAATAACCTAAAAAAGCGTAATTAGGCTATAAATAGGGGGTATAAGTTGAAAATTATGTTATTTTTTGGTGTATGGCGGTAAAAAACAGACCAGAAATTAGTTTAAGGTACGCACAGGGGGAAGTATTTAATTGTGATAAAAGATTTCGGGTGTTAGTTGCAGGAAGAAGGTTTGGGAAATCATATTTGAGTTGTATTGAATTATTGAGAGGAGCAATTAATCGACCTGGGGAGGTATATTTTTATTGTGCTCCTACTTATAGGATGGCAAAGGATATTGCATGGAAAGAATTGAAAAAATTAGTGCCAAAGGTGTGGATTCAGAGTAAAAACGAAACAGATTTAAGGTTGGAATTAATAAATGGATCGACTATTGAATTAAAGGGTACAGAGAATGCAATGGCATTGAGGGGTAGAAGCTTAGCAGGGGTTGTATTGGATGAAGCAGCGTTTATGGATCGAGATGTATGGGCGGAGGTAATTAGACCTGCTCTAGCCGATAAACAGGGGTGGGCATTGTTTATTAGTACACCTGATGGTACTGCGAGTTGGTTTTATGATATGTGGTGTTTTTGTGGAGAACAGGAGTGGGATGATTGGCAAAGATGGAGTTTTACTACGATACAAGGGGGTAATGTTGCACCAGAAGAAGTTGAGGCAGCTAGGTCGCAATTAGATGCGAGAACATTTAGACAAGAATTTGAGGCTAGTTTTGAAAATCTTACTGGTCTTGTTGCTGTTAGCTTTAGTGATGACAATATTGATAAGGAAGTAGAAGATTTACATATGTTGCCCTTGTTATTGGGGTTGGATTTTAACGTTGATCCTATGGCAGGGATCTGTGCGTACAAGCATAATAACAATTTGTATGTTTTTGATGAAATCATGCTGACAGGAGGTGCTACCACGTGGGACTTTGCTGAAGAAGTAACAAGAAGGTACGGGGTAGATAGAAGAATTATTGCTTGTCCTGACCCTACTGGTAGTGCAAGAAAGACTAGTGGAGTCGGAGTTACTGATCATACAATCCTTAGAAGGTCTGGTTTTACTGTTCTTAGCCCTAAATCACCCTGGAAAATCAGAGATAAGATTACTGCTGTTAATACTGCTCTACTTGATGCAAATGGAGATCAGAGAACTTTTATTCATCCAAGATGTAAAGAATTGATAAAAGCATTAAGAACTTTGACTTATGCACCGAATACTGGCCTACCTAATAAAAATCTAGGAGTTGACCATGCGTTTGATGCTTTTGGTTATCTTTGTCTACAACAATTTAATTTGGCAAAACCAGAGACATTAGGGCAAACTGCGTTTAGAATATACTAAGAACTACCTAATTCTTACTATGTACCATTCAACTACAAAGAAAAAGAAGAAGAAAAAGAAGGGAGG